TCCCATAGTACCTTCAATCGATGCAGTAGCTCCGCCGAACCCTAAAAGGGCATTGATTACCTGAGCTATAAAACTTACAGCAGTCGCCAGGGCATTGATGAAGGCGGTGATTATTGGAAGTACTGTATAAACTATCGGAAGGAAAGCTCTTCCCAGGGCAAGTTTTAAGTTATCCAGGGAAGCTCTGAACATCATCATGGGATTAATGGGAACTGATGAACCGAATTTCCTGTTGGCCTGTTCCATTATGGCCATCAGTCTGATGTACTGCTGTGTCTGGAAATCGAGTTTTTCCCATGAAAGGCCGTTGGATAAGTTCTTGAAGGCTTCTGTAGTTGTTAAAAGTGCGACATTGACATTTATCCCAAGGTCCTCAATTGCTTCTGTTGAACCTAAAAGCCCTGAACGGATTCTGCTATTAACGTCATCTATGCTTCTTCCCGTGGCGCTTGCCACTGTGGCTGAAGTCTGAAGCATTTGAGTCGTGTATTTCTCCAGGTCCTGGGAGTTATTGATGAATCCGCTCAAGAGGTTCGCATAGGTGGACCCATACTTAAGTGCGGCGGCTTCTGATAACCCATACCCATACGCCTGATTCCTGACCCACTCCATGAAGGACCTGTTGTTATCCTGGAGTAATCTGGACAATTGGCTTAAGTTCGTATGTGCTTCCGAAGCTACTTTAAAACTCTCATTACCGAAACGGAACGCGGACACAACTGTCATAAGGGCAAGTACCGGTCCGAGTGCCGCCTTGATACCCACCATGGCTGAAGCCACACCAGCCCTCATTCTTGACATGGCTCCAGTGGCAGTTGATGCAGTTGCCTGAAAGCCTTTCCCGGTGGTGCCCATGGCCGATTCGGTTTGTGTCTGCAGTTTCTTGGTGGCAGTAGTAACATTTTCAGTTGATGCCTTGACCTTGGTCTCCATTTCCTTGACTTCCTTGGTTACTTCCTTCACTGCCTTCGTGGAGCGGTCCTCAAGTACTTCAAAAGACTTTGCCGTATTGCCAGTCGATTCTGAAGTTCCACGATCCATACTTCTCGTAGCTTCCACAGCTGAACTTGTTGCGGTCTTTATTTCTCCGGCAAGTTTCTGAAAGTCCGCCAGGACTTCCTGGAGCTGAGCTTTTACACCTTCGGTTTCTGCACTCACGATTAACCGTAAACCTTCTATATCCAAACCCTTCACCTCCTTTTATTTATTTTTATTACTCTTTAAGTGCATCCATCTCGACTCTGATTAAATCCATCTGGAAGTCTGAGTGCATTTTTGCAAGATCAATGCTCTCCATACCTTCAGATTCAGGATTATCCGAGAACATTTCGGGTCCCCATACCTCCTCAATTGTGGGCATTTCTGCATCCTTACTGAGTATTGATGCTACTCCCCGGGTTGTAAGTACCGAGCCTATATAGATGTCCAGACAATGTTGTTTCTTCTGTCTTTTATAGGACTCAAGGACCTTTTTCATTTCCACAAGGGTCATTGAGTAGAACTGATTAGGAGAAATGCCGGCATCAAGCATGGCCGGCATAATTGACTCAAACAGCTCTTTTATTGTAATTTCCTGATAGCTTATTTCTCTATCGTGCTGGGTGTTGCTAGAGGATCCTTGTTCTGGCCTATCTTCAAAAAACCCGATACGACAAAAACCTCCACGATTTCAGGAATCAGCTCAGAATAATCATGCCCTCCCTCTACAAACTCATCATAAAGCCTGTAAATGTCATTGGTGGTTATTCCGTGCTCAAGGGCCTGGGAAGAGTGCACAATAACTTTAATAAGATCATCAAGTTTCGGAAGTTTGCCGGATACCTGAATATCCATTATAAGATCCAGAGGATTCCTCCCGATTGTTTTTTCAAGCTGTACTGCATTTGCTGAATCCAGTCTTAATTTAAGTTCTCTGCTGCCAAGTTTTAAAGAATGAAATTTCATATTTTAATATCTCCTTTTAGTTTCTAAAAAAGGCTCTCCGGATAAACGGAAGGCCGATATATTATATTGCCAGTGGGTCAGTTGTTTCGACATCTGATGTCAGGGCTGTGGTCATGTTGAATTTTATAGGTTTACCAGCTTCAATGGACTGTGTTCCTACTGAAATCAGACCTTTGTACTTAAAGGATGTTCCGTCAGGAAGTTTAAGCACTATATCGTGAGGTTTCTTGTCCTTTTCAAAGGCTTTGAGCACTCTGAAGTTTGATGTTGCGGAAGAGTTGTCATAGTTGAACTCATACTCAAGTTCCCCATTATCCGCCACACCGTTGATGTATCTTTTTACAGTGTCCATGAGGTCAGTGACTTCAACCTTTTCAGGATTTCCGCCTATACCCGGAGCTTTGGTCATACCAAGTACAACTGAGCTGTCCACGGTAAGGGAAGTACCTATCGAAATTAAGCCGACCGGCTTTGTTCCTTCTGCCATTTTTATTCTCTCCTTTTATTTATCCGGAGTATGTCATTCCGGACAGTTTGCTTTTTGTTTTGGTAAAAATCATTATTTGTCTTTCGTACTTACTCGGGTCATTCAGTCCCTGGGACAGGGTACATCTCCACCCGGACTCAAGCATGAATCTGTAAAGGTCAGTCTTGAGCCTCGTACGGTCCGTAGAAGTATTTGTGAAGATATTGAAAGTCCATGAGGTTTCCTGGATCCACAGGGAATTATCATCTGTGGTCCCGGTCTCCGAGTAGGTTATAAGGGGCACCGAAGTTATCACTTCAGGCATTCCCTGTGCTGTGGAAATACCGGAGAGTTTATTCAATACTCCTTTTATTTCCGGTTGTGCATTATAATATTCCGTCTGGTTCATTACTTACCACCTGCCTTAAGCGCTTCCTGTACCGCCTTTGTGTAAAAGTCTTTAAGCCACTGCTTGTTCTGGATATAGGCAGGGTACATATAGGGAATAGGCTTCATACCCACCCAGTCCGCCCGGAAATCAAGTTTCATGCCCGGTGGCTGTGGTGACCCTGCACCTCTCTGACCTGTGCCGAATTCCACATAAACAGAATATTCCACGTTTGAATAGACCTCAAACCCTGTGGCAGTAGGCCTGGACTTTATGGAGTTCCTTAAAGTTCCTCCGTCCTTTAAAGCCACCGGGGCGAGAAGCTGTGCATCCGCCTGAACTTTTCTTCCTGCAGTTGCATTAGCCTTTGTGACATGTTCCTTTACTCGTTCAGACACCCCGTTCAGGGCATTTGAAAGGATATCAAGCCCTTCAATTCTAATTTCAAGCATTTACACCACCGCCAGTATAAGCACATGGCTGTCACGGATAAGAGCTTTCTGAACCCTGTATTCCCTGCCCATGTACTTAATGACATCACCCTGGTCCGCTGATGTGGACTCAGTGGTAATGAGTAAATCCCCCTGCTGTACCAGTCCGTATTCCTGGAACTGCAGAGACCCGTCAGACATCTGTATGTTTCCGGTTATGGTTTCAAGATAGGTCAGCGGTCCCTTTGTTACTTCCCCTTCATCATCAAGGGTCAAATACCTGAAAAGGCCCGCTTTCTTATCGTAGAACGCACGTGCTATTTCTGATTTGAAGTTTTCAGGCAGTTTCATTTAAAACCACCTGACCTTCCTGTGATGAGCTATCAGGGACCCATAGGAAATCCATGTATCAAAATAACTCATTTCCTTCTGTGGGTCTGCGTACGTTATGGACTGCCCGTTATCGGAAACAGACCGCACTATTCTGACATCAGACATTACTGCTGATTTTTCACCGAAGTATGCCTTTGTTAGCTGATATGCAGGTTCATCAAAGACATCAGGAACATCATCAATGCGGCGGTTTAGTGCCGTTGCGAACTTTTTAAGTGATGAGTCAAGCTGAAATTCAAGCCTGTCTGTTCCTTCATCCGGGAAATCAGCTTTTAGGAAGGTGAGTATTCTCAATCTTTCTTCCGCTGTCATGTCCTCACCTACTTCACTTCAGGAGTTTCGGTATCTTCCGGTTCATCCTCGAGTTCGTGCATAAGTTCAACCTTTCCCGCCTTTATGAGCTTGTCGAGTCTTGGCTTGTTGGTTATGACGAATTCGTTATTAACTATTCTTGCGACTTCATCCTTGGTGTCATAGAATCCGTCAATTACTCTTACTCTTGCCATTTTTATCCCTCCATGAGCTTTATAAGGTCTGCCTTCTTGGCTTTGGATTGATACTCAATTCCTTTTTCATCCAGCAAAACCTTAAGTTCTTCTATCGTTTTGTCCTCCAGGGGTTCTTCCTGGGGTTCGGATCCATCTTCTCCGACTTTTGTGATTTCAACTTTATGTCCATAGCCTTTACCGACTATCTTTTTACCCGTCTCATCAGAAACCTCGAGAAGCTGTCCTGTGGTTACGTCAATTTCTTCATCATTCAGCCTGAAAGGCTTTTTTATGTACACAAGCATTTTTACCTCCTTATTTTAAAAGGACCCCGAAGGGTCCAGTATTATACCGAAGGGGCAGTTATTGTAACTTTGAAAACCCCGTCGAGCTTTTCAGCAAGCCATATCATTGCAGATACCGCGAGGGTCTGATAAGTGAAAGTCTTGTCCTCAACGAAGTGCTTAACACCCAGGAAACCGTCAACTTCAGTTGTAAGGGAAAAGGCCTGTGCAACGTCTGACCCCGCAACAGGTGCGTAGTACATAACCATGTTTTCAGCAACGGTGGCATAAAGAGTACCCTTAGTAACCTGGTTTGACACGAACACGGTATCAAAGCCGAGGAAGTCCTGAAGGTAGTTCATGCCAAAGGCTGTCTGCATTGTTATCTGGGCGTT